ACGGTCAACAATAGTTTGGGCTGCATCGCATAACTCCAAAGCTACGCGAAGCCCGTCGATTATCCCCACTTGGTGTTTGTAAGCTGGGAAATCAATCGTAGCGTGACCAACTACGATATTCTCCATGAGACGGCGGATCTCTTCTTCGATCAATTTTTCAAGCTCGGCACGAAATAGCACATTTCTAGTCAGCATTACTCGACTCCCCTTCGAGTTCCCCTTTTAAGATAGGCGGGACGGGGTGCTAAAGGGGAGCTTCATACCCCGTCCCTATTCACTGGCAGTCAACGCCAGCGAAATTAGCGTTTGCGCTTGGCAATCTCCGTCTTTTCGAGACGGCCTTCGCCGGATCCAGCGCCTGCATCCATGTCCTTGTACGAGCGATAGACTTTGCCGCCAGCCTTGTGAGCCGTGCGACCGCCCGTGGCACCGATGACCTTATTCGGATAACCGCGCTTGTCCGTGAGGATCACGCCGTCTTCCTTCTTCTTCGGGATGCGCTTTGCGATGTCCGTCTTCTGCAAACGGCCTTCGCCCGAGCCCGCACCGGCTTCCATGTCCTTGTAGGACGAGGCGACCTTAGAGACGCGGCCACCGGCCTTGCGAGCCATCGGGGGCATCGGGGGCTGGCCCATACCGGGAGGGCCGCCAGCGGGGCCGCCAGCAGGCATGCCCGGAATGCTAGGAGGCGGACCCATAGGACGTTGCAAGCTCATCGGGCCTCCCGGCATCCCCGGAGGGAGCGGCGGCATGCCAGCACCGTCATCCTGCTTCTTGCCAGCATTGATGATGATGTTGATGTTCGTCTTGCCCTTCTTGACCTTGCCGCCCGAGGCACGACCTTCGCGGCCCCGCAACAGCTTCTTGATCATGGCAGCTTCTTTGCCGCCAATCTTTTGCCGCGACGAACGGATCGCCTTATCGACCGATTCCTCGTTGTAATCGGGCTCATAGACGTTCTGCTGGCGGTCTGTGCGCTTTCCGCTACTCGTACCTACATCGCCACCGTCTGCGCGGCGCGTGCGGCCACCCTTCTTGTAGCCAGCGTCTTCCATGCTCTCCTTTTCTTTGCGCTTCTTGGCGCGCTCAAGGAACTCAAGGAATTTCGGGTCTTTCTCGCGGCGGGCCTTCAGAGCCTCACGGTCACGACGCATCTTTGATGGCGAGAACTCGTTCTCAATTTGCATCATGGCCTTGTCTATGGCCTCTTCACGCGGGCCGTATTCCTGCTCAGCTTCAGCCTTAGCTTTACTTCCCGGCTGGCCAGCGCCGAGCTTCTTCATCGTGTAGTAATCAGCGTCTCCCGGCTTCGGGCCGCCAACAGATTTGCCGGTGCGGGCAGACGGCTTCACCATCTTCTTGATGAGCTTTTTGTCTTCCGCTTCGTCGCTGTGGACCTTGCCGCCACGCTTGTATGGCGTGCCCTGCGCGCCCGAGAACTTCATCGCAGTCGGCGAGACCATGTTGAGGCGCGGATCCGGCATCATTCCCGGCATCATCATCGCGCCGCCGCCCATCTTCTTGGTACGGCCACCGCGCTTGCGGTTCTGATCAGCATAGCCGCCAGCGTTGGTCGCATAGTCGCCCGGAAGCGCCTTGCTCATGTCGGGTTTGGTTGCCGACTTGCTAAACTGTCCTGCGCCCGATGCGCTCGACGTTTTGCCCTCGTTCGGGAACACATCCTTACGACGCGGCGGCACCGGCGGTGTTCCGCCATTGGAGTGCTTCGTGCGGCCACCGTGCTTCTTCTTTTCCTTATCGTCATCGCCGCCTTTGATGAGGTTGTACGCCATCGCGGCAGGGCTCAGCAGGCTCAGCGCATTGAGCGCGCCACCCGAAAGCTTGCCGGTGCGGCCACCCTTTTTGAAGCCGCCAACGTGTTTGATGCCAGCACGCTCTTCGTTAGCGTCCTTCACGTTGCGGTTCACTTTGGCGTTCGCATAGTCCTTGGCTGCCACTCCGCCAGCCTTACGCGGCGCACGGCCCATGTTGGCTTTCGCCTTTTCGCCACAGACCTTGCCGCCCGACTTGAACGCACGACGCGAGATCGGACGAGCGCCCGTTTTCACATCCGCGTTCAGCGGCTCCGGCGGTGTCCAGTCGGACGAATCAACTTTCTTGCTGGGGTCGGCTGAACCCATACGGGTCGCCTTTGCTTTGCGCTCTTCGCGGAGCTTCTTGGCAGAGAATTCAGACATAGACGGGTCTCCATATGGATTGTCCGAGCGTCCTCGGAGCCTATAGGCAAGTGCAGAATAACACAGTTTATTCAGACACCATACCGCCTTGTGCGTACTTCCGTTTGACGTTTACGAGCTTGTCATCGAAGACAACGTAATTATGCGTTGCTTGATCAGCGCCGCTAAAACGCGATCCCGCATCAAGGTATTTGATCCCCGGCAGCCCAATTTCTTTTAACAGTTCCGCCCCAACATGATTTTTAACAGCCATTTGCGAAACGGCCCGCCATAAATCTTCGCCTTTCAGCGTAATTTGTTTATCCGGCGGGTATTTTTCCGGGTTAGCTGCTTCTTTATCCAACTTTTCTAAAAGACCACCCAATTTAATCATTGCTCGTTCTTGGCCAAATGCAGAACGCCTATCGTATTCCTTCCAAAGAGGGTTATTTGGATCGTATTTCCCTTCATGGGTAAGGTCATCATTCAACTTGTCCCAAGAGGCATACAAATCGCGCACATTTTTCTCTCCGCCAAACCGTTCAAGGACAGGAGCCAAAAAGTGTTTTTGCTCCCTTAACGGCTTATCCCAATCAAGGAAATGGTCGGGATGCGCATTGATATGCACTTGATACATGCGGCCCTTGTCTTTTTGAGCCGCACGAAAATGGTCGCCTTCATCGGTTAAGATTGAGTCATCATCAAACAAATATTTTTGTTTGCCGCCATCAAAAATTGTCTTTGATGCTTTTCTATTGATGTCTTCAATGTGTTCCGCGACATCTTCATTGCTCATAAATTTGCGAGTGCTGGGGTCAACAGCAAACTCATCCGCTATTGTATTGCCGCTTGACGGAATTTCATGCGCCAATCTATCACGATAGCCAAGAGCCACCGGCTCATATTCAGCAAAATACAGCCCATGCCCATAAGATTGAGCGCCCTCGCCAGTGCCAATCTTGCTGATGTCAAATTGGTCAAAGTCATGCGGCGAGCCGTGGTAGGCTGTGATGCCTTCTTGATCCTCCGGCCTATCCATCACTTCTCTCCGGTGAATACAGGCTCCCCGGCATCAGCCGTGACGATATGGATACCGGGGATCTTATGCACGGGGTGGAGACCGAAGGCTTTGCCGCCACGGGCTTTGGGCGAACGGTGCTCCTCGTCCATGCCATGCTCGCGATAAATCTTCTTCATCGCGTCGATGTCGCGCGGATGAACAAAATCTTCCGCTTCATGCGTCAGAACCCACATCGGCGGCACACCAATCTTTTGTGGGGCGAACACCGTGTCTTCCGTCCGAGCCTTTCGGTTCGCCTCACCATGCGGGCCGTAATTCAGCCAGCTGTTCTGCCCACGGGTTTCCGTTGTCATCGCCAGTCGAGCGAGGGGCGAGAACATCGAGGCATGCGCTCTCCATGCGTTCTCTTCCCCGTCACCACGGAAGCCCACGCCTTCTTTCGCATGGCCATAGTAATCGTGAATGGCGCGGAAGATGTCGTTATAGGTCACGGGGTAACCGTTCCAGCGCTCGCCGCTGTCCGCAAGAAGCGGGTTCTCTTTGATGTCGCGCTCTGTGATGGGCTCGTTGCCATAACCGAAATGCGTCGGGAACACATACATATGATGGTTCTTGCGCAGATCTTCCGTGGCTAAACGCGGCGAAGCTTCGTAGGGGTCCGCTTGTTTCTCGGGATCCCAAAACTCAAACTTCGCACCAGCGGCCTTGGCGGCCTCATACTGCGCAGAAACTTCTTTGATCATCTGCGCATAGGACGCTTGCACGAGCGGGTGATCCGGATCGTGCTGCAGCTCCTCATAGGCTCGCGCAATCTTTGCGGCTTCTTCCGGCTTCACTTTCTTATAGTGTTGCGGCGGATGATACGGCAGGCCCGCTTGTTCCATGTACTGCCGCGCGACCGCCCGGATGCGCGGATCCGGGCCAGCCTCAATCGTTTCGCCAGTGGCGGGAATTTTTACTTTTGTGGGGAGGCCGATGAGTGGCGTCTCACCGCGCCCTTGATCCGGTGCAGAAAGAAGGCCTTCGCCTCCTCGTATTCCTCTTGCGTCCGGAATTTCTCCCGCTTCGGGGCGAGGTGCGCCATATGCGCCGGGATCGAGCTTTTCTGTTCCATAATTTTCACCTTCTGTTTGCTTGATTGTGCCCCCATCGGCATAGGTGCCGGGAGCGCGCCGCCTTACACCCGATGGCGCAAATGATGTGGGATATCGTCCTCCTGCTCCGCCGACAGCTCCTTCGGCGGCTTCCCCATATGTTGGAGGTTCAGAAAGTTCTCCCGCGTCTCCGGTATACCCGCTCGTTTCATCAACTTGAGGAGGCCGCTCGACCCATGCTGGTGCTCGGATTCCACCGGCGTGTGCTTTGATTTGTGCTCGTGCTTCATCTGCTGTGATCCTTCCCCGACGATGTTCGTCCCAAATTTGATTAACCGCTGCTTTATTTTTGGCCGTCTTGTAGGTGTCCGGGAACATGCCACGAATGGCTTCCCATGTAATCGACTGCATCTCGCGGGGCAGAATACCCCGTTCCTTGGCTGCCCTACGGTACGCCTCGGCATATAGCGGGTAAAGGCCTTGAACCCCAGTAAGGGCCGAGCCGCCAGCATTTGGGTTGCCCTTGCCAGCATAGGTGCCAAAGTTGTGGGCCACTTCCATGTCGTTACCGGCTAGCGGACGCCACAGCCCTGCTGCCACGGCATGGGTATCGATGGTCACATCGCCATGCATCGAGTTGGGGGACAGGATGTTGTTGTAGAAATTGCGGACCTTATGGCGCTTGCCCATCAACTGAGACAGCGCTTCCGGCGAATCTGCGGCCTTAATCGCCCGAATGGCCTTACCAATTTCGGTCAGAGAGCCCCATCCGGTGCCTGCTTGGGCACCCTTTTGGGTCGTAACATAGTCGCCAAGATCACCTTCCGGCGTTACAAGGCGGTGGCCACGGCCAGCATAGGTCTCATCGTGCAAGCGCAGCCACATGGCTTGCAAAGAAGCCTTTTCATCCTCTTCCAACGGCATCTTATCGATGTCGCCGAGGGATTTGCCGTTAATCATGTCGAAAAGTTTGTGATATTCCGGCTTGTTAAGGCTCTTAATCGACCGGAATTTCTTCTCCATGTCGCCATCAAGCGTGTAGCCATTGTAGAAATTGCCGCCGCCACCCTTCATGGCGTCAAGCACGCGCTCTGCAAGAGACACGTTTTGAAACCAATCCTTTTGCGGCGATAAAGCAGCCAGCGCACCAGCAATAGAATGGTCCGGAAGGTTATATTTTTCCTTCCACCGGTCTACGATCTTGCGCGCACCGTCATACCATAGCTTCGATCTGTTGCGGATTTCCTCCGGCACATCATCATGAAGCGCGAGAAGGTTATCTTTCACATGATTAATGAAGTATTCCGACAACTTATCGTGCGAAGCTTTGTTCGCAATCTTCGCTGGGATGTTCGGATACGAACGCAGCAGATTGACGTTGCGCTCAAATAGCGGACGCGTTTGTTTCGCAATGTCGAGATCTACAACGTGCCGGTCGTTGGGACCCGCCTTCTTCGCTTTTTTGCTTGTGATAATCCGTTGTGGGATCCACGCGGGATGATCTTCACCATCATCTCCGTCAGCCGAGCCGCCCTTAGCCATGCCCGAACGATGATGGTCATACATCGTTTGAGCTAATTGGTTCCAAAAGCTCAAATCACCGGCGGCTCCGCCATCAGCTTTCTTTGCCGAATAACGGGGCTTCGTTGGGCCTGCTTCCTTCAGTCGTGCTAAGACGTTTTTGGCGTAATCAGCCCACGAATTATCCATGGTCGGACCTATCAGCTGCGCGTCAGCAGATGTTGAATGATTTCAAGCGCTTTGTGGAGAGCTGCATCGCGATTATTCGGTGCCTTGGCAGACACTTCACCGCCCGATGCACGGGCTTCTCCGGAACGATCACGGGCTTCTTGGAATGCCGTCAGACGGTCATCCATCGGGTTTCCTTGTGCGGCCTCACCAAAGCGGCCACGGATGAGTGCAGCCAATGCGCTCGGGCCACCGTTAGTCGCTTGCGTGTTAGATGCCTCACGCTGCGGGGACATCACGGATCTCGCCACATTCACCGCCGTTTGCGCAGGAGCGGGCTCCGGACGAAACCGCTGAGCTTGACCGGGATCATACTGCGGGCGAAAGCGCTGTGCATCACTTCCCGGCTGAATGAAATTACTTGCGTTGCCGACCGGGACATCATCTGCCCCATAGTAAGGAACATTGTTTTGTTGCGGCGCTGGAACCGGCGTCGGAACGGGCTCCGGTTGCGGTGTTGCAGCCGTCTGCGCAGGAGCCGGTTGTGTCGGCGTTGCGGATGGCTCCGTTTGTGTTGCCCCTTGCGCCCGTGCAGCGCGTTGGGTTTCAACCTCATAATCCACAAGCGCGCTTGTAGCAGCGGAGTCGGAATAACCGAGACGGTTCATGCCTTGCAAGAACCGGTCAACCGGCAACTGGCCGCTTTTGTACGCGGCGATGAGAGCTTTTGCTTCGGGATTCATTGACCGCCTCCAATGCGCGGGTTGTTAAGTTCCTGCAATGCAGGCTCGACAAGGGGTTCAATAAGCGGCGCGCTTTCGGGATGCACCGCGATGTTCTGCGCGAGATCGATCAGCTGAATGCGCTCTTTCGACAAACGATCCGCTTCCTTGGCGGCGATGTCTTCTTGCGAATAGGCTGATTCGGTCTGCAGCTTCATGGCTTCCAGCTGTGCCTTCTGCGCCTTGATCTGCATATCCTGCATCTTAATCTGCGCTTCCAGCTGCTGCTTGCCGTTCTCCAGCCCCAGCTTCGCTTGCGCTTGCTGCGCTTTGGTCTGCGCGTCGAGCATGCGTGCTTGAGCAGTCATGACGGTGGCTTGGGTCTGAGCCTGCGCCTGCATCAGCTCCGGCGGCGGCTTCATCTGCGCTTCCGGCGGGGCCATGAACTGGCTCGGGTTGCTCCAGCCAATGGCTTGCAGGGCCGCCGTATCGACCGCAATCGGGTCGTACATGCCGGGGTTCGCGGCTTGCAGCTGCTTCAGCGCCACGATCTTCATCAAGCGCTGTGTGTGGCTGGCCGTGTTCGGGTCAGCTTGCGGCACGAGATCGCAATCCTCGACCGCCTGCATGAATGTCTTCTCGTCCCACGGGTAGGCGGGGCGGCGGTTCTTCTGCCAAAAGCTGTCCGGATGCTCTGCAAAGCATTCTGCCAACAAAGCGAACTCTTCGGCCTGCGCAGCATGCATGCGCTTGTGGACCGAGTTGAGGATCTTCTGAGCCTGCTCGATCTGCGCCAGCGTGGTGCCGACCGGCGCATCAGCCCGACCCTCACCCACTTGCTGCTCGCTCGTGCCACCCACGCGCTGGCCCGTCTGAGCCATGTTGTCCACCAGCTGCATCAAAGCGGCTGACGGCGGGTTATAGGGCAGAGGCATAATGGCTTGATTGATCGGCATGCCGCCGGTCTTCACCAAGGCCGCACCACCGGGAGGAACACGGAAGATGTTCGTGTTCTGACGAGCACCCATGTCTGCCATGAGGAAGCCGGGGAAGTTGTTGAACATCCCGGAATCCAGCAGCTCGCGCCATGCGGCTGTGACAGCATTCGTCGTGTTGCCGAGGATGTGCAGCAGGCCGATGTCGTAGAAGCCCATGCCGGGGACGAACGTGTACTTAACGAACGTCTTGCGGGCCACCGGCATCTCTGCCGTGTCTTCATTGTAATTGCGCACAACGCTAAGGATCTGACGGCTCGAAACGTCAATCGTCACGCGGTACGGGATCTCAAGGCCGGTCTCTTTGCCCTTATACTTGTGCTCGAACCCGTCGATGTTCAGCTCGCAATAGCACTCGTAGATCTCGCGATCACGGTCCTCGGGGTTCATCGTATCGGGCTTGATGCCTTGCTGATCGTTCTTCGCACGCTGCACTGCATCGAGGTTCGCAGCCTTGGGCGTCGAGAGATCTACATCACGGTACACACCGAGGATCTGCATCCGCTTCACTGTGCTGCCACGCATGAATATGCGGTGCGTCACGCGCTTAGCATTCGCGAGGTCCGTCGCGGCGTTGTTCACGATCAAATCATCTGCATCCACGCTCTCGCTCACGGGGCGATTGCGCAACGGGCAGAAATAAACCTTCTTGAAGCTTGTGCCACCGAAGCCCAGCATCAGCAGCATGCGGTCGGTGTCGGGGTAATACTCGCTCGCCGTGCTCGTCAGATAATGGTTGAAGTCTTTCTGATAAGCGTTTGCCAGCTGGTCATCGATCAGTGTCGAGTTGTTCGTATCGTTGCGGATCTTCACCGGCCCATCGACCGGCAGCAGCTCTGAGCGCGCATTGGCTTGAAAGCGCAGGCAGGCTTCGAGCAGCAGCGGATGCCGCACCTTGCTCATGCCCTCGACCGGAGCGCCATCGGGCGTGCCTTGCAGGCCGGGGATCTCGATCTTCAGACCCAGCAGCTTGATGCCCTGCGCACGGTCATCGATCCACTCTTGGCGGCTGTTCAAGTCGTCCTTGATGCCTCGCAGCAAATCGTCAGCGATGGCATACAATTCCATGTCGGGGATGTCATCGACAAGGTTGTCGAACCAACCGGCGGGGTGCTTGCCCTCCGCCTCTTCAATCGGGCGGCCATCGAGCGAGACGCTGATCGAGCCATCGGCGTGCTCAATCGACAGGATATTGCCATCCGTGTCCATCTCGGGACGGTCTTCGCCGCCTTGCACCATTTCGACCACAACATCAGTTGCGTTGGGCATAGGCTCCGGCTCGGGAGCAATCTGCCGGAGGTTCGGCTTCAAACCGGGGACAAGAGGCATCCGATATCCCTTTAATCTAAGGCCTTTGACTCCATCTCTTCCACGAAACGGCGCAGGCCTTCTTGCGCTGCTACATTATCAGATGCAGCTTGTATTTGGTAGATGCGAACATAATCGTAGGGCTCTTTGCCCCATACCTCAACGCGAAAGCGGCCCAGCCCCTTACCATCCTTCGCAGGGGGCTGCTCCACGTCCACGATAGCATTGCATAGTACGCGCTGCATTCTCACGCCTTCGAGCTTCCGCTCTCTGTCCAAAATTCCACCGGCACCAGCTGATAGGTTGCCCCAAAGCAGCCACGGGTGTCGCCGTTGTTATACTTGCGCTTGATCGTCAAAGCACCCTCATTCTTCAAAGCATAGATATGCTTCCGAAACGTGTAGCGCTTCATGCCCAGCACTTCGGCCACGTCGATCTGCGAGGCAGCAAACGCTCTGTACTTCGCCATGAGGTACAGGCGGATCCACAAAATCTTTTCTTCGGCTCTCAATCGCGACATCAAGACGCCCTGCAAGTCAGCTGTCATTTCGTCCGTCATGGTTTCCCCTTTTGGCTGCACGCTCCCGGCGGGCAATCGCTATCAACTCATCAAACGATGTGGCGGTGGTAGGCATCCACTGCGCGCACATCGTACCCATCCAGCTTGCTAAATTGCGGACGCAATGACATGCATCGCCCAATCGGCACTGGCCGTAATTATTGCGGAAGTATTCCGGCGGCAGGCTCACTTCCCCTCCAGCGCGGCGCGGGCTGTTGCGCCCCAATAGCCAACACAGAACTGTTCGTCGTTGTCGGGCCTGTCGCCTTCAGCAATCTCCCGCAATGCGATGACGCACTTTTGCATTAAGCGCCCAAACCGTGTTGCATCATCCCTTGCTTCAATGAGCATCTCACGCAGCCGCTCTATTTCGTCGGCGTACTTGCTCTTCGCGTCATGGTAGCCCGACATATAAGCTATCGTCAGATCATCCTTGTTGTCGCTCATTCCTTCCCCTCCCCAAGCGCGGCGCTGATTAACGGAATGCCGATTGCATTGACGCGCACAATCCCAGTTTTGATTAGCTGTTCGTAATGTTCGCGCAGACGCTTCTGCATCTGACGATCAAAATACGATTTATAGAAAGGCGCATAGAGAGACTTCTCTATTGGATCAATCATTCCTTCCCCTCCAGCGCGGCGCGGGCAATTTCTTGCATAGTGTCCCCATCTTCATAGGGGTTTATAATGTTTGCGATATCGGCCAAAGACTCGCGCAGCCGCTTGTTCTCTGCGGCTTGCCAATCGACAAGATCACGCAGGGCCTTATTGTCAGCAGCCAGTCTGATAATAACCCTTTCTTCTTCGCTCATTTGAACCAGCACCTCGCCCGCGTCTCATGGCGCTTGCCCGTCTTGTCGTTCTTCATCACGACATAGGCAGAGTTCGTCTTCACATCCCACGCAATGACGATCACGCCATAAGGCGCAAGTTGCGTCACCGTGATCATGTTGCCTTCAACATCCGCAAAGGCCTCGTTCCAATCGCCTCGCTCCCATTGGACCATCACTTGTCCCTTAGATGCGACCATGTAGAAGCGGGTGCCGTCAGCGGATACGCATTCGGTGTTGGCGGGCTTTGCCACCGCAGGGGCAGCCACGAGCATGGCGGCGAGTGTAATTACCTTACGCATCTTTCACTCCCTCACGCGTTCACGAGTTTCTTCTTCGGCAGACCTTCCAGCCGCTTCAGCGCAGACTGGGGATGAGACCGAGCGATGTGCATGATCGACTTCACTTCAGCGAGTCGCTTCTGCCGCACCTTATGGCCGGTCGAATCACCCGTGCCCATCTCCTCAACGTGCCGCATGATCGACAGCGTGCGATCCACCGCCGAGCTGATCGCTTCATAGGTATCGTCATCAATCGCCGATGCATTGATGATGCGCTCGGCCACGAACTGACGCTTCGTTGCGATGAAGTCTAAATATTCCCGCGTGATCTGATCGATCACAATCGCGGCCTGCATAAACACTTGCTTATTGATATCCATGGTAACCTCCATTTAAGAGGTCACAAGTATACCCATAAACTCACACGGGGTAAAGCGGAGCGGGAGCCTTTCCGAGATGCTTCCGGCTCTCATCGAGGTCAGCCGCCCATTCCGGTTGACGCACCAATATCCCGGTATCGCGCAGATACTTCACGCCCATGCTCACCGTATCGACAAGGTCATCGTGCTTGCCCTTCGGGAACTGGCTCACTTGCGTGATCACCTCTTCCGCCCACTTCATGTTCGGGGCATGCACCAGCCCTTCCTCAAACAAGTGCGAGATCGAATAGAGCCGAGCCAGCTTGTCCTGCCCCTTCGGATCCACCAGCTGCACCGCCCAGTCCTCGTGCCCATACAGCCGCCGAAGCTCTTGGCTCACGCTGTAACCCGCAGCCTTATTCTCGATCAGCAGCCTATCAACCTTGAACTGGCGGCAGGAGCTGGCAACCCTCTGCACGAGATCATGCAACTCAAGCCTCGCCTGCCACGCATACGCTAAGAACAACCGAGGGAACGCCTCGTACTGGTTCGCCATGTTCAACTTGAACTTCACGGCCAGCGCGCTGTCGAACTTGTCCTCGGCCTCGACGTTGCTCTGCAGCTTGTACTCGCCCCGCCCCTCGCGCTTGATGTAGTTCTCCGCTTGCCTCGCGGCCTGCCCACTGAACACGCCCCATATGGTTAGGGCCGAGAAGTCGTTGCTCGTTTTCTCCGTATAAGCCGTGTCGAGACAGGCGATGACCATATCCATCTCGGGGTAGTTCGCGCCTTCCCATGGCTGCCACCACTCACGCTTGATGACGCCGCCGCCCTTGGGCTCGGGACGCTGTTGCAGCTGGCCCGCTGCCGTCCACATGCCCATGTCTCTCTCAAGTTGGCGGACCTCACGCTCACCGAACCGTTCGGGCCATAAGAGTGTACCTTCCCGCTCGTTCTCCAAGAACTCTTCCGCTTCGGGATCAACGGCAATCCGAGCGCCATCCTCATCCACTTCGACCAGCGGGACCTTTTCATCATCGCAGCCACGGGGATCGTCGAACCACTTGTCCTTGCCCTTTTCATCGAACCCCACCCATGTGCTGCAGTGCCGCCGCCACTCGTACCGCATCGGCAAGCACAGATGCGTCCAGTCCCCATGATCCTTCGACAGCACATGCCCCGTGATGTCGCTCTCGCTCAGCCGCTGCTGGATCACTACAAGCGCGCCGTTCTTCATGTCGTTCAGACGCGTGCTAAGCGCTTGATCCCACCAGTCGATGGTGCCTTGGATCACGGCGTCCGAGAAGGCTTCCTTCGCATTGTTCGGGTCATCGACCACGATGATATTGCCGCCTTCACCCGTCAGCGCCGAGCCAACCGATGTGGCCAATCGAGATCCGCCCTTGTCATTGTCGAAGCGGGTCTTGCTGTTCTGATCCGGCAGCAGCTTGAACCGGTCGCCATAGTTCCGCTGATACCAGCTGGAGCGGATCAACCGGCGCGTGTTGTTCGAATCACGAAGCGCGAGGTTGTGGGCATACGATGCAAACAGGAACCGCACGCCCGCACCGCTCGTCGGGGACATGCGCCTCTGCGCCCATGTCCACGCGGGGAACGCCACCGATGTGATCGATGACTTACCCATGCGTGGCGGGATGTTGATGATCAGCCGCTTGATGTGGCCCTTCGTCACCGCTTCGAGATGGTCAGCCACCGCCTCGATAGGCCAGCCCATCTTAAACGGGCTCGGGTCCATGTACTTCCATGCGTTCTCGATGAACTTCGCCAGCCTGTCCTCGCACACGAGGCGCGCGAGCTGGTCTTCATCCTTGTCTGTGAGCTGGTTCTTCCGCAGGAAGGCATCGGCTTCGCTCGTCATCGGTTCTTCGCTCTCTTATGCACCTTGATCTTCATAAAGAAGTTTACGAGACGCCTCACATCAACTTCGGATGGCTCCGCATGGTTCAAACATAGGTAGGGGCTGCCAGTGCGATGATCCAGCCTCTGATCGAGATAGACCATATTCTTGTTCTCGCTGTCCCGGAAGTACAGCAGATCGCCATCGGGCTCTTCATAGCAGTACCCGTTGTCATCATCGAGATCGCGCCGACGCAGCCAGCCGAATTGCCAGTGCCAGCCCGAGCGAATCACTTTGTCGTTCACCACGCCCATGCTGTGGCTCCCTTCGGTCTCAGCGTGCGGCCCATCGTGATGTTCTTCTGAGCCCGGATCTCCGGGTTCGCCCAGCTCCAGCACTCGCCGGTATCGTCTTGGAAGCAGACCCATATGAGGTCGTGCTCCGGCCCATAGTCGATCAGCATATGCGCCAGCGCGGCACCTCTTGGCGTCGTGAGCGGCAATGGCGGGTTGAGCTGGGTCACGGTCATTTGAGCACGACAGCAGCCGCTGAAGCCTCTTGCAGCGCCTTAGCCTGCGCCTCGGTCTTCAGACCCTTCGCGAGATCCTTCATGGCTCGCGCCACGATCATCATGTACTCGCTCGAGAACTGGCGCAGCACGGGATGGTTCAGCGCCGTCAGCTGGCCGTCCTTGTCAGCTTGCAGGACGATCAGATTGATCACGTCCGGCACTTTGTTCTGATGGTTCATATTCAATCTCCCCTTCAACCTCTATGACCTCGCCCTCGATCAGCTCGCCCTCTTTCCGTTGCTTGGCGATCTGCATCAGATTCATCATCGTCTCACGCTCGTCGGCTGTGAGATAGTCGTAATCGACCTTCGTCGGTTCTTCCCTCACCGGCTCGGGCAGCTTCGCCAGCTCAGCCAGCACCCGCTCAGAATAGCGCTTCGGATTCCACCGCGATGTCAGCCACTGGATATGCTGCGCATAAAGGCGGAGCGAATCGATCTCCTCCTTCGTCACCGGCGTCTGACGCTTCTCGATGCGCACCATGTTTGTCATGCGGTCATGAAGCTCGCCGGTCAGCGTTTCTGTGCCAGCCTCACGCGCGCGGACCAGCAGGGCGAAAAAATGCGGCCTATCCCCCGCCCAGTTCTGTATCGTCCTAATTGTAGGCATATCCGGGTCTGAACAGATCGACGTGAGCGTGATCCCTTGTGAGAGCTTCTCTGCTATCTCGTCTGCTAGGTCTTCTGAGTATTTAGAGGGTCTGCCTTTGATGGCTCCCTCTTTGCGCTTTGTCACTTGTTGGCCTCTGATGTTTCTGCAGCCACAGCTTTGAACTTCCGGTTCAGCTCGTCCGTCTCATCTTTGAAATCATCCGCCAGCCTTCGCAGACCATAGGCGGTCACCAACCCCAACGCAGAACCGAAACTCGCATTTGAGTTTTTAAGCTCTGCGATATTGCTATCGGCGAGAGAGCCATAGTGCTTTGCCCCTAGCAGGAGCCTTTCCACTGCGGCCTTGTACTCTTTGCAATACTCTTCATACGTCATGGCTTAACTCACCTTGTTACGAGCACATAGAGGATGGCGAACAACAGGAATGGCACGATCAGATGATAGGCTGCCAAGGCTGGCTGGATCTCGATGCCGGTCATTGTACAATCTCCCCCTTCGGCACAGCATCATCGATGGCGGCAGCGAACGACTGGGCTAGCCGAGCCTTCTCCCGCTTGATGTGCCAGTAGACCGTGCTTTCAGAGATGTTGAGGTAATCCGCGATCAAGCTCTTGCTGAAGCCACGCTGGTAAAGGTCGATAACCTCGGCGTGGCGCTTGTGTTGCTGATGATCCGATTTCATATCCTGCTCCCCTTGTGCCCCGCTTCACGCATGCTCGGGGCCGCCAAGGATTGAGCGACTGGATGCCTCGGGAGGAGGGCCTCGACAGTACCTTGGTCAGCACCCATTATACCACAACTCACTGATCTTTATAGCGTTTTAGATAATTATCGACATCTTGGCTGCCGATATGTTCCATCTCATCGGACGCTTTGATGTCCCGGCCCACATAATAGGCCCACCCGATAAACGCGCCGGGGATAAGACCGAAGATCACCAGCCCGCCCCAAAACACTGCCCACTCAGCCATAACACCCTCCGTTTGACCCCGTAATACTGGACCTGTTCGGGCCTTAAATCAACACAGAGCTGACCCATAATGAGTTATGGGCTGTTGACTGCCGTCGTGGCACAGGGTATGGATGGGTACTATTTAACAGGAGATTACAATGAAACTCAAAACCTACGAAAACCTCTACATCGCTATCGAACAGCAAGCCGACCGCACTTGGCTGCTCTTCAACAAAGTGACTGGCATCTACGATGACCGCACTTTCCGCACCTACGATGAAGCCCGCAATTCTATGTGGGAAATGACTGAGCGGTATAAAATTATCGCCCGTGGTCGCTGCGCTCGTTACGCTTGAAGATTAAAAACTGGGGGGCTTCGGCCCCCTTTTTTTATCCAAAAAACCGCTTGTGTGCCACGGTGGCATAGGGTATACATAGGTCATCAAATTTACAGGAGGTTCCCATGATCCGCATCGTTCACCCCGACCAGTCCGCGTTCCTCGCCCGCTTCGACACCACCCCCCAGTTTTTCCACGCCCCTTTGATTGCCGAAGCTCCCTTCGTGACACATTACGGCGCGGAAGTTCTTGAGCCGGTCTATATGGCTCCCCGCTCGGCCTATCGCATGGTCGCGAAGCACTGCTACCGTTGCAACGGCCTTGGCGGTTCTGAAGCGTGGAAGCACACCGGCTTCACTTGCTACAAGTGCGGCGGCGATGGCGGCAAGCGCATGGTCGCTGAGACCGTCTACACCCGTGAGCAGTATGCAAAGCGCACGGCTAAGGCTGATGCCGCTCGCAAGGCCCGCGAGGCGAAGAGGGAAGCAGAACAGGCCGCCAAGAAGGCCGCCTTTGCCGAAGCGCATGCCGACCTCATCGCGCTGGTCGAGCAGATCAAGCGCCCGTCTGATTTCCTCGCCTCTGTCATGTCTAAGGGCTGGATGTTTGGCCGTCTGTCAGAAGATCAAGAAGATTCTGCATGGGATGCCGCAGAACGCGAGCTGGCCCGCCAGCGGATCGATGAAGCTTCTCGCCATGTTGGCACCATCGGCGAACGCATCGATATCACGGGCACGATTGTTTTCGTGGTTCGGTTCGAAGGCAAATTCGGGTTCACATATGTCACGGGCATCAAGAATGCTGAAGGCGACCTACTTGTACAGAAGGGCGTCTCGATTGGCAGCAAGGGCGACCGCGTGTCGATCAAAGCCACAGTGAAGGCCCACGAGATGCGCGACGGCGTGAAGCAGACCATCATCACCCGCCCGAAGGCAATCTAAGAGAGAGGGCTTCGGCCCTCTTGACTGCCACCGTGGCATAGGGTATGGGTGGGTCTCATTTGAATTTACAGGAGCTGGATATGCCTCGTTTGAAAATCAAAACCGCATGGATCCGCAACGAACGCGCGCTGCACAAGCGCGAGATGCACAACCCGCTTTCCAGCAAGCGCCAGCAGGCCGAGGCCTATGCCGCATGGCTGCTCCAACGCGATGGCATCGAGTATCAAGCCAGCACGCTGCGCGTCACATGGGCGATGGTCAAAATCAAAGGCCGTGGCCAGCAGCGTTTCTGCACCTATTCGGTCATGACGCTGGACGGCAAACAATACGCCGAGGAATTCCCGCACTGGGCCTTCATCCAGCCCGAAGCGGTCGAGGAGGTCGATGAGCCTGCCTACGATCCGCTTAACGATTTTAACTATGTCGGCAGCCGCGACCATTACTGAGGAGAAAAAAGATGGCCACGCAACTTTCCGAAATCCAAGTCCACTTCTGCTCGTCCGGTGCTGGCTGGGGGCATGATTACTGCGCCCATGTCGGCGATTACGACCTCGATGATCCTATCGGCTGGGGCACGACGCCGGACGCCGCCTACTGGGATCTGATTTATTCTATCTGCGACGATCTCGAACCCGACGAAAACCCCGGCTACAGACTATTTGACTGCCGCCGTGACATAAGGTACAAGTGAGTTCTATTAAACAGGAGGTTACACACATGCCCACACTCACCGTTCAAGACCAAGACAATCTCATCCGCGCGCTCATCGAGCACCCCGACAACTTCGACCGCAGCCCCCAGTTCGCTCTCGGCTACATGGTCTCCATGATGACTCGCATGATGCGCCACATGCCGAAGGAGCAGCAGGATCTTTTCGTGGCCGATGTCGAATTCATCATTGAGCGCCACAAGCGCAAGCAGTAAGGTTTAGACGCTGCCGTTCAACCAATTCACGGCAGCACTCTGTTCGAAAACTCAGCCCCGCTTCGGCGGGGTTTCTTTTTGCGAAAACCGACAGTTATGCACAGGTCGGCCCCTATCGATTTTGCAGCCACGATGTATATTCAAATCACGCCCTTACGGTTGGTGACACATTCGAGAAGGTGCGGTGTCGGGGGGAGAGATCGCCGGATTGGCTCTGCTCACACAGGAAAGGCCCCGCCTCACGGTGGGGCCTTTTTGCGTTGCACCATTTGATCGTGTTTTGATTGTACAGTTTGCGTCTGTAGTTTGCCAGCGCCGCCCCCGCTACCCCAGCTCTATTCTGATACACCGAGGTTTCAGAAGGCTGGTGAGACCCGAGCGAAGGGAGGCAAAGGGCGACCATCCCCGCCGGGATGGCAGGGTGGTCCCCTCAACCGAATCACGTTCAGAAGGCCGGAGCCGACCGTCGCTTCGGAGGTTCCCGCCACAGATGGGCAGCAGGACCGGCGCGCTACTTCCAAAGGCTCCATCCGCCTCTGTGGTCCCCGCTTCGCGCCCTCGGGCTGCGGTTCCGATATGGACCAATCCCACAGTATCGGTTGCTCTGAGTGGCCTGCCGTTAACCGACGCCCGCATGCCCGCGTTGGAACTCAGAGGAACCAAGACGAACAGTTTGGGACGGATCTGAACTTGCCAACGGAGGGATACGTGGGTATCATTGCGTCCGTTGAGCCAAGAACACAGCCCGCCAAAGCCGTTTCTATCTTGGTTCACTCGGCCCCGTTGAGAGTCATCTCCGGGGCCGAATTCTTTTTGACGATGCTCTATGCGAAAGGGTTCGTCAACTCCCCCATCGCTTTCCCCGCGTTAAAAGCAGACAGATCATCGTTCCAGTCATTTCCAGTAATCGCGGGTAATGCCACGACAACTTCCCGCTTGAACATCACAGTAAGCCGGTGAGCCAATGCATAGGCCTTGGCCTGCCCCGCGAATGATTCGTCGTTGTCACCGAGCACATAGATGATCTCGGCAGCAGCTGGCGGGGTCCACTTCGATAGGCCCACACCGCTCACAGCAGCCCATACAGGCATGTCGAACAGGATCGATGCAGCCAAGGCGGTCTCGATGCCCTCTGCTATCCCCATGACCTCGGCAGGGGCTGCAAGGCGTATGGCGCAGCCTTCCGGCAGCTTGCCCGCCATGACCCGCTTAGGCTTCGACGTGGCTGCCTTTCGCCCGTCCGGGGTCAGATAGGTGATGTGGAGATTCACCGCCTTGTTCTCCGGGCTGGCGATCTTCGCGATCATAGCCGGGAACTTCTGCTTCGTCTCCGGGTCGAACACCGAGAGCGCCTCACGGATCGACAGAGGCGGCTCGTGAGGGCCGAGGCGGTTGTATAGGTATCTCTGCACTGGGCCGCCCTCGGAGGGCTTCCTAGCCCGCTCCCACAGCGCCCGCATGGCAGCCAGCGGATCGTCCTTGGCGGCCTTCGGGTTGCCCCGCTCGATGCCGAGGTAATCCCGCACCAGCTGCATCGCATCCGGCATGGCAAGCCCCTTCACGTTCTTGAGAAGGTGAAACCCGTCACCGGCCCCACAGCCCGAACAGTAATAGGTGCCGCGCCCCTCTTTATCGTCGTATCGAAACCGGTCCTTGCCGCCGCATGCTGGGCAGCCGCTATGCTTGCCGCCACGAGGGACAGCAATATGGAAATGATCGAGGATCTCGCCCCAGCGCCCGCGCGCCGCATCGACCACAGATGTCATCTGCCGAAACCCCTCTTAGCTTTGTTGAGGTTCGATTTAGCCTTCACGATGTTGCGGTGCCGGATCCACGACCGTGTCGATGGCGACGGCGCGACCGGCGTCGGCTTCATGCCACTGGGCGGGGCCACGCCGAACTTGTCCTTGTAAGTCCAATAGGCCCAGCCCTGCTTGTAGCCATACTCCATCGCATAACCGAACAGCTCGTTATAGAATTCCTGCTTCTCAGAAACTGAAAATTCTTTGCGGTTGCGTGTGCCGTCACGTTGCAGCTCGGCCAGCTCACCATCGCCCGCTTCGATCTGATCGACTGCCTCGGCTATAAACCCGCACACGGGGCATTGCCGCACTTTCGGTGGCTTGAGGAACGCGCACTTCGGGCATTCCTTCGGCAAGCGCTCTTTAGGCTCGCGCTCTTTCTTCAGCTTTGGCTTCCCATCATCCAGCTCAGAGTGATGAATGTCAGTAACAAAACCCAAACGGAGAGTAGTATCTGAGTGATCAAGGATAAGGCAATAATCCTTTCCATCTCCAAGGCGTAATCCGCGTCCGATGATCTGAGTGTATAGGATTTCCGACTTAGTAGGACGAGCGAGGATAATGCACCTAACGTCCCAATCAACGCCGGTAGTAAGCACACCGACATTGCAAACAACTTCGACATCTCCATTGGCAAAGTCACGAGCGATTGCATCTCTTTCCTCCAAATCCGTGAACGCATCGAGATATGCGGTACGCACACCGGCATCGGTAAATTGGTTTTGAATGTTCTTCGCGTGCGCGCGATTAACAGCAAAGCACAGCGTCGGTCGGCGCTCTGCCTTCTCCATCCACGTCGATACGATGTCGGCCACGAGATGCTTTTCGTCCATGACCTTCGCGAGATCGTCCTCGTGATAATCGCCAGCCTTCGTGCGAACGCCCGACAGATCCGGATGCGTTGGCGCGAACACTTTGAAGTCCGATAGGTGGTGCAGATTGATTAGCTCTTGCGTCGTTGTCGCAATCAGCAATCGATCCCATAGCTTTCCCATACCACGCGCCCACGGCGTTGCGGTGAGGCCGATGATCGGCACGTCCTTCCATTCCGGACGGTTGAACCAATCGTGATAAAATTTGAAGCTCACATGAGCCTCATCGATGATCACAAGATCCACCTTCTGAAAGTCACGGCGCATCAATGTCTGCACGCTCGCAACCTGTACCGGCTGGCGGTAATCGGTGCGCTCGTGGATGCCTTGAATCACACCGACTTCGTAAATGCCATTCTGCTCGAAGCGCTCAACCGTTTGATTGATCAAGCTCAGCGCAGGCACACAGAAAAGAACGCGATTGCCCTTCTCGCGCGCCATCTTAACAATAGCGGCAGCAATGACTGTCTTGCCTGCACCGGTGGGAGCTTGCACGACTGGCCGCCGTGATCCGGTTGCAATCGCAGCGCGCAGCTGGGCGATGGTGTTTGTTTGATAATCACGCAAGTTCACCGCGAAGTTCCTTATCTTGTTTGATGATCAACCGTAACAAAAAGATCGCCGTCAACGGAATAGGCACCTCACCCTTTTTCCACCGGTACAGCGCGCGAGGCGATATACCAATCATCTCAGCGAAATCGGCATTGCTGAATTGCAGCTCAGCGAACGTCTTGCTGTTTTTGAACTCGTTATACAACTCTAAGAATTCAACGTGATTTCCCGCGATCATATTCTCTCTCCACTTTGATGATCCACACAGATCAATGCGACAACAGTCTGCTTTCCATCATTTGTCTGACCGGCATTGCACCAGTCCATTGTGCGCCGCTGCATGAGACGGCGATGCGGCGGGCTGTCGTGCCACATCTGCACGATCTCGCGCGCATATGACGGCACCGGCCCTTTGTAGAGGTTCTCGCCATACCACTTGCCGGGGATGCCCGACGCGATCACGTCCTCGTTGAAGAGGCGGTGGCCCTTGCTGAGCCCGCTGTTGCGATACTGCCATGCGTGACGAGCGCGATGGTCGGCCAGTTCGCCGACGCGCGGATTCGTCGTGACCGCTTCGAGGTCGTGGCCCATGCGATACCGGTTCAGCTCGGCAATTACGTCCGACCTATTCGACGCCGCCGGTGCGTCGATGACCGCCGATGTGCAGCCAGCGAGAAGCAGGGTCAGCACCATGAGCGCAACGATCAGCATCATAGAAAAAGAGAAGGCGTCAGCGACGCCCTCCCAAAAGCTTTTCAGTTTTTTCATCTCGCCCTCACGCGACCATTTTTGATTTGGCTTTGACCGATGCAGCCTTCAGCTCGGTTTTGAGGTTCTGACGCGAGCCCTGCACCATGCACGCGGCGATCTGTTCGTCCGTCAAAAAGGCCTTTGCCTTTTCAGCTGAAAACGTGTTCGTCGCGGTCAGCGAGAAATTGAGCGTGAACGTGTCGCCTTCGACAACGGCCTTGAGATCGTCATTGGCGACGGCGTAGCAAGCTTCGAGAGCTTCGGCCTTGGCGGCCTTGTAGAGCTTCTCGATTGCTTTGTATTCGGCTTCGATCTGAGCGAAACGGTCTGCGATGTTCATGGCAACCTCCAGTTGTGTAACTTCGATGCATGGAGATTATGCCGTGGCGGCACAGGCGTCAAGCGCCGCCTTGACCGGACAGCGCATTTTTTATCCGGTTTTCGTTAGCTTCGACCCATTTTAGGGTGCGGAGGGCGGCCTCAAGGCCCGGAATGGGCTGCTCGGCTATCTCCAGCTCCAGCGGATCCCGCTTCTTCGACCGAATCAAGCTCCGAAGGTTCTCGATGTGGCCCTTGCGGTTGCAGATAATCAGCTCCAGCGCCGAGATCTGCTGGCGGATCGATATCTTCACGCCGGTCTCCCATAGAAGTGCGGGAAGCCCGAGATGCGCCCATCGAACATATACCAGCAGCAATTATCCTTCCCTGCCATGTCGCTGTCCTCGATCCACTTCACGCGCCCGACCGATACGATCCGGCGGCAATAGGGGAGGTAGGGTGTCGCCTGCCGCGTGTGCATCCAATCAGCATCGAACAGCAGCCACGTTGGGGCCAGCGCCATCCCTCGCTGGATAATCTGATGCAGCGGCGTGCGGTCCCACGGCGGGTTAGTGATGATCATCTGCGCCGTGCCGATGTCCGCTTGCGTCATGAACGATGCATCGCCCAGCTTGATATCATCGCGCCTCGGCTCGACATCAAAGGCAGCCACGCATTTGTGGCCCTCGGCTTCCAGCATATCGATCAACCGGCCATTGCCACCGCACGGCTCAGCGAAGTCCACCCGTGGCGGCAAATGGCGCAGCAGCGGCTTCAGCGCGGCATATGGCGTTGGATAGAAATCGAGCCTCTTGCGTTCAAAGTCACTTCTCTTCCCCATTTGTTAGCTCCTCTAAAATAACCTCACACGGGGGGCCGTCATCGACCCATTTGATTTCTATGTGTTCACAGTTTTTGTCGTTCTTGATCACACCGGCATGCTGCAAACAATCGAGAACCGCTTTCAAAAGATTGTCGATATCGCGATGACGCTTGTCGGGGCGAACAACATTCACGATGATTCGAAACTGCCCAGCAATCTTGCGCGTACCCGCTTGCCTTCGCGCTTCCCACGCAGATTCACTACGCCATGCCTCGTAGTCCGCCGACCGATAAACCTTACCTTTCCCCGCTCTCCACAGGCGGTTTAGTGACGGCGGAAAGGGCAAACTCACGGTTATCTGCATGTTCTTCCTCGCGGGCTTTGTGCAATTCGTTCGCAATCTCGGCTTCGGTGACCTTAAAATGCTGTGCAATTTTGGTCGTGTCCATTTTTGCACGGAACATGCGCAAAATAATCCGCCGTGTGCGCTTGTCACTTTCCATAAATGTCCGGCCTCAACAAAGTGCGCGAGATCTTCGTCTCTTTCGCAATCTGCTTCACATACTTCAACGGGATCTGCTGCCATTGCCACACGGCTTGCCTCGATATACCGAGGATGGCGGCCAGCGCTCCAGCGCCGCCGTAAGCCTTAAACACGTTCACCACGACCTTTGACCGGCGCATCGCTCTCCCCGTCAATTCACGACTTGACGGTCGTTTATAGATCGGGTTATGGTTCGCCGTCAAATTTGCTCAAACGAGGTATCTCAAATGAAGACAACCGAACAAATCGGCGCATTGGCCGCCGCCCTTGCTAAAGCTCAAGGCGAGCTGAAGAACATCGAGAAGGGCAAGATCAACACGCACTTCAAAACGAAATATGCCGATATCGCCGATGGCCTCGACGTGGTGCGCCCAGTGCTGTCAAAGCACGGCATCGCGATCATTCAAGCCACCGATATGAACCCCGATACGGGGATCTTCTTCCTCACCACCCGCCTCGTCCACACGTCCGGCGAGTGGGTCGAATCAATCTATCCGCTGCCAGTGGGCAAGGCGCAGGAACAGGGCTCGGCCATCACCTATGCCCGCCGCTACAGCCTCTTCTCGATGGTCGGCGTTGCTGGCACCAACGAAGACGATGACGGCAATGCAGCCAACGCAGCACCGGCAGCGCCCGCAAAGGCCCCGCCGAAGCCGAAGGTCAATAACGTCAACAAAGAGACCTTGCTGACCGAGGCAAAGCAAGTGGCCGCCGAGGGCACCGATGCCTTGCGCGAATGGTGGACCGGTCTGCCGCAAGCGGAACGTGCATCGCTGACGCAAGAAGAGATCGCTGACCTCAAAAATTCAGCAGCTCAAGCCAGCGCAGGGGATGCAGAATAATGGAACAGCGCACCGACGAATGGTTCAAAGAGCGGCTCGGGAAAGTCACGGCCTCCCGCGTTGCTGACGTGATCGCTCGCACTAAGAGCGGCTACAGCACGTCGCGCGCCAACTATATGGCGGAATTGATTTGCGAGAGACTGACGGGGGTGAGGGGAGACACCTTCCAGTCTGCCGCAATATTGTGGGGAGTGGAGCAGGAAGCTAACGCCCGGACGGCCTATGAGGTCAGCACGGGTGCTCTAGTGGTCGAAACCGGCTTCATTCCCCACAAGCGAATCAATCTGTCGGGGGCGTCTCCGGACGGCCTCGTCGGCGAGGATGGGCTGGTCGAGATCAAGTGCCCTATCACGGCCACGCATATCGAGACGCTCCTTGGCGGCTCTGTTCCCGGCAAGTACATCACACAGATGCAGTGGCAGATGGCCTGCACGGGCCGCCAGTGGTGTGATTTCGTGTCCTACGACCCGCGCCTACCCGACAACATGCAGCTGTTCATCAAGCGTGTGCCGCGCGATGCAGTCATGATTGATCAGCTCGAAACCGAAGTGCTCACGTTCCTTGACGAGCTGGATTGGAAGATCCGCGATCTCAAAAATCAGTATGGAGAGACAAATGTCTGAGAAGAAACAATGGGAAACCCGTGACATGACGGGTTCGGCTTTCGTGAACCGCCGGAAGCAGAAAGATTCTCATCCCGACTATACCGGCGAGATCCGCGTGAAGGGTGAGCTATTTTGGATCAATGTGTGGCAAAAGCAGACACAGTCCGGGGACGCGTGGTTCTCCTATGGCGTGAGCCCGAAGGAAGCGCTGCCGCAACAGACAACGCCGCCAGCACCGGCAAAGCCACAAGTCCAGCAGCAACCGGCACAGACCACGTCTGATGACGACATCCCATTCTAATCCGATGGGGCTCAATGTCTTGACCCCGCGTGGGCAAGTGTCATTGGAACAGGAGCGGCGTGCCATTGAGATATGGCACAGCCACCATCCGACGCTCGTGTACAACGAGACGCCCAAGACACAGCCAGCCGCCGTCGATGCGATCCTTACGCGCGATTGCGTCTGCCGCGCGGTGGTCGAGACAAAGTGCCGCGAAATGGATTGGGACACGTTTGCTCATACGCACGATGAACAATGGCTTGTGACCTTTCGCAAAGTCTTAGGCGCGAAAGAAATCGCAGAGAAATTGTTCGTGCCGCTCATTGGGTTCTTATATCTCGTTACCGACGATCTACTGTTGTGCGCAAGAATATGGGATCCGGAAAAGGGCTGGCTGCGTACATTCACAGTCCAAAAGACCGAAACGCAAAAGAACATCAATGGCGGAAAAGCTATACGGGACAACGCTTTTATCAACATGCGAGGCTGCGAACAGTTAAGGATGAAAGATGATAGACAGCAATCTACCGATAAGTGAACAGTTTCGGATCATCGCGAAACGATGGGTCGATGCAGATTCAGCAGCTAACATGCTGGAAGAAACTAAGTCCGCATACCTCAACCAGCTCATGCTGGCGCAGGGCGACATGGCCGTCAGTAAGGCGGAGATGATCGTAAAGGGTTCTGCGGAATGGAAGGAATATGTCTCGACCACGGTCACGGCCCGCAAGGACGCGAACCTTCTCAAAGTGCAACTCGAATATATCAAAATGAAGTTCTATGAGTGGCAGAGCCACAATGCCAACAAGCGAGCGGAGATGAAGCTATGACTAATATGGATGAAGACAGAGAAAACGCCATCGTTGAGATGTTCACAGCATTCGTTGAAGAGTGCGACGGCGAGAACATCATGATCACTTTCTCAGCGATTGAACGTCTCATCGTGCATCTGATCACCAATAATTGCATCAACGCACCGGCTGCGCATGAAGTCGCCGATACGTTGCATGACAACATTGGCACGATGGTAGATTCATTTGATGCCCTCGGCCTTTGCGTGTGGAACGGGAACGAGACGCTAAATTGACCGAGGATGTTGGCACCACAAAGCGCGGGGCCATATCGGGCCGCCGCAAGCTGGCGATATGGGAGCGAGAGCATGGCAAATGCATGGTCTGCTCAATCAAGCTCACGCCGGGGAAATTTATCTTTGAACACGTCAGACCCCTCGGCCTTGGCGGCGAAGATACGGATGACAATATTCGCTTGACGTGTAAGGGGTGCGCCTCTGAAAAGACAAAAGCGGATATGGCTGCGATCACGAAAGCGAAACGACAGAAAGCGGCCCATCTAGGTCTGAAAAAGAGTAAGAGCCCGCTGCCTATGGGCAGAGGATCGAAATGGAAAAAGAAGCTCGACGGTACAGTCGTGAGGAGAGATCAATGCGAGTGATGATCACAATGAATATGCCCAACTCGTCGGGCATGCCGCTGCACAAGCTAGTCGCAGACGTTGAGGCTCAATCTATTCCCGAACTGTATGAGCTGATGTGTGAGAACGATTTCATCCTTGTGATGCAGCGCTTTCACAACCGCAACCACACCGGCGAGACCGTGTGGGAAGAAGTCGGCCCCATCATTCTCAGCACATTCCACATCGCGAAGGTGCAAGAGTACATCGAAAAGGACGGCTATGAGGATGACAATCGTCAGCCCATGCGTTCCGGCCCCCGTGTTAATTATCGTCGCTAAGGAGAGTAAACATGCGCAATCTCGACGCCATCATCAATCAACTTGCCAATGAACAGCAACGCACCGAGCATCTGCTTGTCGATGACCTCAAAGGCATCAAGAAAGAAGCTCAGCTATTCTTCGACAAGCAAGCTCGTGAATTCCAATCCTTCTATGAGCAACGGCAGAAGGAATCCGATGCTTATATGGCCCTACTGGCCACGCGGTTTGATGATCTCATCGTCCGCATTCAGCACGGCTACCCGAATGAGGAAGGCTTCCGCGAGCTGACCGAGGATCCCGTCCCGGCATTCCTCATGCGCCCGAAGGCAGCCACGGAGAATGTTCTCGCCAATATCGAAGAGATGCTGAAGGCCCCCAATGACCAGCAGCAATCTTGAGAAGCGGAACAAGCAGATCGTAGCCTTATGGAATAGCGGCCACACATCGGGCGAGATTGCGGCGGCGCTGGGCATCACACGGAATGCTGTGATGGGCATCGTTCATCGCGCGCAGAAGAACGGTGAGGCTAAATCCCACACCTATGATCGCGCTAATGCTGTGAAGCCGAAGAAGCCGGAGCGCCTTCCACAAGCGCCGAAGCTAACGACCATCGCGCCGGTCAAACTGAAGAAGGAGCCGGAAATGCCGAAGCCGCCTCTTGTTCCTCCGAAGTCCCCGGAAGAAGCCGCGCACGTCGCGAAGCCGAAGCGAATCATGCAGCTCGGCATGCACGACTGCCGGTGGATCCTCCCGGACAAGCTTTATTGCGGCCAGTTTGCTGCGAAGCCTTCTGAGCCGTGGTGCAAGGAGCATCACGCCATCGTCTACCAGCGAGGCACAGCCTTCAACCGGCGGCGCGCTTAGCCCCAGTCGATGTAGACGCGGCCACTGGCCCCGGTGCTGACGGCGGACCCGCCGCCAGCGCCAATCACAATGGTGACCGTTTGCGTGTAGAACGTGCCACCGCCCCATACAGAGCGCGCATACCCGCCACCGCCGCCGCCGCCACCGAAAGCATTGTACTTGCCAGCGCTGTCGAAGAAGCGGAAGGACGAAGCCCCACCGCCGGGGAAGTTGCCGTTGTAGGCATAGAGCGGGGTGCCCTGCGTGGAATTCGGCGGAGAGCCCGTAGTGCCACCGCCTGCTGGCGCAGCACCACCCATGCCCCCAGCATCACCACCAAAGCCCGCTTGGCCGCCTACGTTCTGTTGGTTGCCCCCACCGGCACCGCCGCCCCCGCCGCCAGCGCCGAAGACGTTGCCGCCGAAGCGAGAGGTCTGTGCGTTGCCACCGCCTCCGCCGCCTAAGCCCGCGAGCTGTTCACCATTCGGCATGTAGACACGGCTCTCGGCCCCACCGGGGGCGCTGCCGCCAACAAGATAAGCACCACCAGCACCGCCTGCGCCCCACACTTGAATCTGTAGGAAGTTGCGGAAGAGCGGCACAACGAAATAGTAAGTTCCCGGCGACGTGTAATCGCTCGCGCCGGATCCAGCTGGGTCTGTGCCCTGCTTATTGTAAAAGTCCGACATGCTGATCGTGCCACTGTTGAAGTAGCCGAACGTCAGCGATGCGGGCTGATACCATATGGTGTTTCGGTACGCATTCAGATCATTACCACGCCCAAAGTTGGCGTTGATGTCCGACATGCTAATCGCGCCGGAGGCAGGGGTAGGCATTATTTAGCCTCCAATGCTTCCACGCGCTTCGTGAGTTCTTTCACCGCTTCGACAAGGACAGCCACGATGCGGTCATAGGCGACCGACATATATTCTTCGTTCTGCTTCACAACTTCCGGCAGATCGCCGGTCAGTTGCTGCGCCACGAGGCCGATTTCTTTCTGCCCCGTATCGATGCGCGTATACCGGTAGCCATTCATGCGATTGACGATCTCAAGCGCATTCTTGATGTTCACGAGATCTTTCTTCAGCCGCACGTCCGAATAGGCCGTGACGTTCGCAGCAGCCGTCAGATTGCCGCTGTTATCGACCGTCAGCGTCGTGAGGCTCCCAGCAGCATTCTGAACTGCAAGACAGTTCGCGGATGTCGCGCCAAGATAACCCCGGACGGTGCCGTTGTCAGACAGGATGATTTTATTCTGCGTGCTATTGGTCGAATTGACCGTGAGCGGCGAACCCGAAGAGCCGATGTTCAGCGCGCCCGTCATTGTGTCGCCAGCGCGGTTGACCGGCGTATAGCCGAGGTTCCCCGTGGCTGCCCCCGAGGCCAGCATGGCCGATGTCACACCACCCGTAGCGATGGACAGCGTGCGGTTGGCAGATAGATCACCACCACCTTGCAATCCTGCCCCGGTTGCGATTTGCGTGGCAGAAGCTGCAGCGCCGATTCCAGCGCGAGCCGTGGCCGCATCCGTGCCGCCCGTGCCGCCGTTGGCTACTGTGACCGGCGCAACAAGCGAGATTGTGCTGCCAATGATTTGAATGCCGTTGCCAGCAATGAGAGCTGTGCGGTCATCATCGCCAAAGCGGACGTTTGATCCGTTCGACCACACAAGCGCGGCGAAGCCCTGCTGCACCACAACGCTAGTGCCGGGAGCGCCGCCAGCGGATGCAATCGTTACCGTGAAAGCGCCGGTCGTGGCGTTCGTAACGATCCAAAAGCCCGCGACGGATGCGGGCAGATAGACAATCACGTTTGCGGACAAAAGGCCGGTAAGGTTGATATTGACGTTCTGCGCTTGCGTCTGTGTCAGCGTGACGTTCGTGTTCGTCAGAGACACACCGAATGTGCCGCCAAAGGCAGCGTCGATAATGTTCATGTCACCATTGACTGGGACGTTCCACGTATCGACGTAGTCGCCGTTTCCGGGCTTTTCGAGGTTCTTGTTCGGTGTATAGGAGCTGACCATCGAAGCTGTCCTCAGATGTGTTGTTTGGCGACACTAAGAGCTTTTACCACAGCCTCGTCGGGCGCGTTCAAAATCTCTTCGGTTGTCTTATTGATTTTCTTTTTAGCGGCATGGGCAGCTTGCATAAGCATCTCTGCCGTCATCATGCCATTGGTGCGGCCACCGGTTGCGCGGCCAATACGCCCGCCAGCAGCATTGCCACGGATCATTTGTGTAGGGATCCCCAGCCCTTCAATCCGTTGGATGCCTTTTGATGGCAAGCTTTGAATGTAATCCAATGCGGCCTGCACCGCTGCATCGTTGCGCGGCGTGTTTTGCGTCAGCTCTTCAACGCGCCCAGCTTGCTGCGGCAGCTGGCTGATTGCGCGCCCCGGAATGGAGTCAATCGACCGAGCGGGAAGGCCGCCAAGATAGCCCAGCGTATATTGAGAGCCACCCATAATTTTGGGGGAGTGAAGCGCCATGCTTGCAATCCCGACCGGAGCGCCGACAACGCTGCCAGTAGCTGCGATACCAGCGCCAACGCCGGACATCATCCCGCGCAGCCCTTTCGGCAACCCCGGCTTCAACTCAAGCGCTGCCACGATATATGGGATATCGGGGTCATATTTTGCCAAGTCGCTTAATAGATTTTGTTTTGTGACGCTATCTTGTTCTTTCAGCAACTTTCTAATTTTTGAAGCATCACTCCTACCGCCTATCAAGTCAGCATTAATTTGTTGCAATTTTTTTGTCTGCTGCGCGTAGTGATCCATCGCCTCCATGTATTTTACGCCAACTCCTTTATCAAGGGAGGCAATATCTTGCTTAATAGAGTTGTAGACATGGTTCAGAGCGTTTTCACCGACAGTTTTTTTACCTACTAGACCATTTTCTTCCATTATGTCGCGAATAGCTACTTTAAGGTTCTGCATGTTCCTAACATTCGGAACAATATCCGGATTGTGCATAAACTCTAGAACTTTTAAATTAGCTTCCTCAAGAGCTTTTGCACCTGCTCTATTGATAGACGATCCGTGTGGTGCAACACGCTGTGATGCTTCCTGCAACGCCGTTTGCACACGATCATAGGTCATCGGCTTATCACCGATATCACCTAACATCTCTTCAATTTTTTTTGCTCTTTCTGCAGCAATCGCGGCGTGGCCAGCCTCGACCCTTCTGAGGCCGTCTTCAGCGCTGCTTATGCCCATAAGCGTATCGCGGAATGCCTTATTGCCCTCAAGGCCAGCTTCATAAGCTTTAGTCAAAGAATTCCACGACGATCCAGTTGCCCACCATTGCGGGATCTGCCCTGCAAAAGAAACGCCTTTCGATGCCGCTTTAGTCGCCTGCGCAGCTGCGCCGATGGGGTCCATCACAGACCCTGCCGCCTTCACAGCAGAACCGAGCTTACCAGCCGCGCCGGGGGCCTTTGCCAACAGCGTGCCGCCGCCAGTGAACGGAATGCTGAGATCGCTCAGAACGCCGACAGGGTCTTCAGCCAATGCGCGCTTGAATCCAGCCTCACTGCCATAACGATCAGCATAGAACTTGCCGACTGCATTAAGAGCTGCTTCGTCCTTTGCCTTCTCTTCAGCGTTTTGCTCGAAGCCTAGTGCGCCCTTTGCTTTCGAATAAGCGCCAACACCCAGTTGACCAATCGCCTGCGCCGTCTCCTTTGGCTGCAAGAATGGTGTAACAATCTGATGGATGTTTTCTTTGAGGCTCGGAACAAAATTCTGCGCCATCTGTCCCGGCACTTCAGACCATGAACGGTCTTGAGCTTCCGGGCGATCCGTTTTCATAAATTCCGGCTTTACCTCCGGAGCAGGCGCAGCTGCAGGCGGAGGCGCTTCGTTATATTTCGGAACATTATAAGCGCCGAATGGGTTATCCGGATTGACTTGCCGCGCCGGTTGATCTTCGCGCTTAAATGCCGGAATGTTGTATCTAGCAAAAGGATCTTGCTCATTTGCCATAGTGATTACCTCGTGCCAGCCACAAAGTAGCGCGACATTCCGGGCATATCTTCGCCCATCATATTGGTAAACCCTTTATCAATCATCGGGGCTCTCATTTTGCCCATACGCATGTCATTGATGATGTCGGGGTTCTTCTTGATAATGTGCTGAATTGCAGCACGCTCCCGCTTATATTTGTCGGGCGAGAACTGCTCGTTGAAATAATAATCCGCATCAGCATAAGAGCCGTTTGACCCACGGCCATACACCATACGGAAGTTGTCGCGGTCGATCTGACGCTGACGAGCAACCCACAGATCAGCCGCAAGATACGATGCCGCTTCCGGGTTCATACTTGTGTTCGGCGTTGCGCCAATAAGGCTCTGCATTGCAGAGAAGCTTCTTTCGCCGCCAAGAGAAGCCTGCAGCTCACCTTGAATGGTGCTAAGCTTATTTTGAATTTGCTCGACAGTATCGCCACTAAAGATCTCTTTCTGCCCAGCTGCGCGCAGAAGCGTATTAGCAAAGCTGAAAACTTGAGCGCGAAGCGGGTATGCAATACCCATTGCTTCAACACCGCCCAGTTGCGCTGCCTTAGAGATGTTCTGTGCGATGTCACCGAGCGAACTAATCGAAGGCCGAGCTTCGCGCGCAGCATTACGAACTGCGGTTGAATACTCAAGCGAAGCCTTTTTCTGCTCTTCCGACTGCGGGCCGCCTTGATAAGTGATCGCTGCTTCGCGCTTAGCTGCTTGCATTGCCTGCGGCGACAGACTGATACCAGCAATATTTTGTGGCCCGCGTGTGCTGCCAAACCCGCCGGTGATGTCGGCTGCGCCAGCATTGACGCCGCCAGCTTCTTGGATACGTTTTTCTGCATCCGAAGGCACATAGCCGAGAAGTTCCGGCTTGAGGCCTTTTTCCAACATATCCATGTAAACGTCTGCCGTGACGAATTTGCCGCCCTTGAGCCACACAATTCGTGTGCCATCCGGCATAAATTTGAGGCTGTTTTGGATGTTCGCTTGCTGGATCGTCGCGATTTCTTCCTTGCCTCTTTGAATTTTGACCTCTTGTTCCTCGGGCACATTCATGGCTGCCAAGCCAGCGCCGAGGCCCTGCAAGGCCGCTGCGCCGAGGTAACGCGACGGCGAAGATGCCATCGTCAGAAGGCCAGTGCCGAGTGGCACAAGGAACTTGCTGCTTGTAAGGAAGTTGCCGATTCCGCCTTTTTGGTCGCCAGCCGGTGCCCCAGCTTGCGTAGACGCGACAGCACGCCCGCCGCCGACGCCACCGCCGCCACCGCCTTTATTGAGGAATGAATAGACCTCTTGCACAGAACGAGGCTGGCCATCTTTTGTAAAGAAGATGCTTTGATTCGCTTTGATCGCGGCAGGATCAGCATATGCAGTTGCTGGCGCGTTCGGATCTTCGCGCATGGCATTCAAAAATGCGGGGCCGCCCGATTCACCGAGGAACCAATTCATGCGCACATTTTCGCGCGTTGGATCATAACCTTGTTGCCTCAATAGTTCTTGCTGTTGGCGAACATGGGCAGCAACCATTTGACGCTGAATGCTTGCCGGGAACTGTGCAGTAAATCCTCTTTGATTGGGATTATATGTGACACCCTGTTGTTCTAGCTGAGCTGCGATTTCGGGGTTGCGCTGCAACACAGTCCGAGCGGTTGCGTCCGTGAACTGACCGAGGCCAGCAGCAGATGATGTTTTCGCACGAGCACGAGGATCGCCAGCGCTTTCTTCACCGATAATATAATCCGATATGGCTTCGACAGAATGCGGGTCTTGATTGTTTGCCCCGCCCTGCTGATAGCCGTGGCGCGGAACAACGCCGCCTTCGTTGAAGAACATCGAAGCAGCTTTGAGGCCGGTGCCAATCGCGGGACCGACACCGGGGATGAAATTCGCCAGCGTTCCAGCGATACCGAGAGCCGTGCTTGCGCCGCTCTTGCCACCGCCACCGCCGCCGCCGGTGCCGCCCTTAGCGGTCATCAGCTCGGGCTTCTTATCCTCGCTCTCAAGCACTTCTTCCGGCACATAGCTCTGATCAGCTTTGTACACGTCTTCGCCGCCGAACTTATAGCCAGCGCGCGGGACGAGGCCGCCATGAGCGTACAAGCCCAAAGCCTTCGATGCTTTATCAAGATCTTCAGCGGATGGCGTTGCAGCTGCGGCATTTGCCACTGCGGTATTCGCGCTCTTGGCTGCCGCTTCGCCGCCACCGACAGCACTGCTGATGGATTTTCCGGCGCTCCTTATCTGATCGATAAGGCTGCCTTCGTGCTGTTTGGTTTGAGGGTTGTATTTACCAATGACCCCTTCGACCATCTGCTTCGCTTCTTGCGCGTTGCCCATCGCGCCACGGAGGCCGCCTTCACGCTGGCGAGGTGCTGCACCAGCCGTGACGAGCTTACCAACATGCAAGCCACCGGTCGGAACATTTGCTTTGCCGCCATGAGGTGTCTGCTGCGCAGAACCGCCGTACAGACCGCCCATGTTCGGCCCATACATCTGCTGCTGCTGGCGAATTATCGCTTGCAGATCGTTCGGATCCACATGATCGGCCCCGCCGTATGCATATGCGCCTCGACCGAGGCCGCCTTCATGCACAGCGCCGCCCATGCTCTCGCGAGCGTTGACCTTGTTATAATCAACGGTCTTGACCCCACCATACTCACCGACAGCGTCCGGATGCTTCTTCTCGACCTCATCGGCCATATAGCCGATGTGTGTCTGCTCCGTTTTATCCCCCTTATATCGGAATTTGTAGATCGGCAGACCGTCTTCGGTTTCGCCAATCTTCCGGACGTTTTCCTTGACCTTGCGGTCGGAGAAGAACGAGGAGGGCTGTTGCGTGGTCGTGGTCGAACCGGAAAGCGCGCCGGTGCCCATCGCAATGTTCGCGAGGAACTGCGCCACTTGGAACGGATAGCCCTGCTGCTGCAGGAACTGGTTATAGAGAGCTTGTTTGCCAGCCTGTTCGGTCTGCTGCTGAATCTGACCGGCACCGAGCATCGCCTGCGCGCCCTGCAAGCCAGCCGCCTGCGCACCCTGCCCAAGACCGGCGAGCGCCTGCGCTGTACCCGCGCCCATGCCGTAGCCCTGCTGAGCCAGCTGAGCCTGCTGCTGAGCCGCCGTGAGGCCCTGCCCGAATTGCTGCTGGCCGAGGCCTGCAAGACCCTGCGCCTGCTGGCCGTAGATGCCTGCCAGCGCCTGCCCTAGACCCGCTTGCTGCTGTGCTGCGCCGGTGCCCATGCCGAAGGCCTGCTGGCCCAGCCCAGCGAGGCTCTGCCCCGTCTGCTGGAGAGCTGCACGGTTGGCTTGCTGCGCGGCGAGATCGACGCCCTGCTGCTGCTGGAAGGCACCCAGCGCTTGCCCATAGCCGCCTTGCAGGAGGTTTGCCAGCGTTTGCTGATTGGCGAGGTTCTGCTGATACGCGAGATTGGCTTGTGCGATGCCCGCACGGTCGCCACCGAAAGCCCCCGCTCGAATAGCATTGCCGGTGAGAGCATTGCGCTGCTGAGCATTCTGCTGAGCCTGCGCAGCCATCGTCTGCTGCACCACGTTGCCGAGGAACGGCGACATATAGGGCTGCAATGCTGCGCCGCTGAACTGTTGCGGGCTTACTCCTTGAGAGCCTGCGAGCGTATACCCGAGGCCGCCGCCAAGGAGAGCTTGCCCCGCGCCGAGGCCCTGCTGGATCCCCTGCTGCGCCTGCGCGAACGATGGCAGGAATGCGCCGGGAAGGTTTTGATAGCCGGTATAGGCTTCGCCACCGAGCTGTTGGCCGGTCTGAATGCCTTGCTGCATGAAGGGGTACGCCGCACCGAGGCCAGCTTGACCCTGCTGCTGAGCGGTCAGAAGCTGATCCGTGGCTGCCCCAAAATACGGCTGAGCGGTCTGCCCATATTGCTGGGTCTGCTGGATGCCTTGCTGCTGGGCTTGTGTAAGAGGAGCAACGAAAGCTTCAGCTGTCGTTCCGTACTGTTGGAAGGGGCGGCTTGCCACATCTTCCGCGCGAGCATTGACGGCGTTGTACCGCGCAAGAACCTCGGGCGGGATCGATACCTGTTGGGTGGTTGTTTGTGACTTACCGCCGCCGCCCATGCCTTAATGTCCTTTTGCCAGTCCAGTCGTTGCGCCATACAAGAAGTACGCACCCGATGGCTTGCCAAACTGGCGCTCGTACAAGCGCACCTTAGCTTCCGTCCGGTGACTGGATAATACCCCAATTATCAACGGGATACCAAGTCGATCTGCCGTCATTTTTGCAAAGTCGCATAAAATGGGAGCCCGACGATTTTTCCCAATTCTATAATCCGGATGAATGAAGATCGCTTTTTCTTCAAGGATCCGCTCATCCGAGTACCACATAGTCCCAATCCGAAGCAGAATTGCTGCTTCAAGAACGCCTTGATCATTCCGGATAATACCGCAAAGGCCATCTTTAAGATGCAGCGCTGACCATACTTCTTGCAGCAACTTAGTTGGATTTGGGTTGGTAAGTCCGTTTTCTTCACACGCTGCCAATGCTACTTCCATGATTTCATGGACATCAAAAGGCGTTGCTATCGTTACTTTTGGCTCTTCGGACATGGCTCCCCTCCATTAGTCCTTCTTCGGTCCCGGCAGCTTTTTCAACGTGTCGATCAGATGCTTGCGGTACATTTTCACAAAGCGGTCCAATTCACGGTGGCCAGCGTCGAGATCTCCGCCGCCGAGACGGCGAACGTCTTCGGGATGAATAACATATTCACCACCGGCTGCCACGATGGGAGCTGCATCCGCTTCACCACCAGCAGCTTTTGCGGGCATATCCATGCCGTATGGCGCATCGAGCTTTTGCTCATAGGCCATGTTCGGGTTCTCAGCGTATGGCGTAGGCGCAGCGCCGTATGCCGGTGCTTTTTCGCCAGCGCCGTACATTGGCTGCGAGAAAATGCTTTTAGCAACTTTGAAGCCCGCGTCCGTGTTCCCCTCGCCCATCCCGGAAATGATATCTGCCGGGATCACATAAGCGCCCGATGGCACATGGATCGGAAGATGATCGGTGCGGCCAGCAACGGCAGAACGGATTGGGCCGTGATGCACCTTGCCCATCGCAGGACCCTCGGTCGTGGTCGTGGTGGTCATGCCACCTTCCGCGCGCGTTGCACGACGCGCCGTATCGAGCGCAATCGCAATCGCTTGCTTCTGCGGCCTCCCGCTGCGCACCAGCTCACTGATATTGGCACTGATCGTGTCTTGCGAAGAACCTTTTTTCAGCGGCATGGTCACAAGCTCAAGTTGTAGAAAGCGATGGATCCGATACCAGCACCATTGCTGGACGGAATGTTAAGGCCACGAGCAGCCAACGTGATCACATCGCTTGTCGAAAACCCATTCCCCGACAGCGATGCAGAAACACCCAACTGCAAATCGAAGTTATAGCCGAACGGAGCGATAATCGGCACCGACCCTTGATTGGTCGAAACGACATAATCGGTCTGATGGATATTGTCCGCCGTCGCTACCATAGAGGTCGCGGCTGTATCTACATCGACCATGCCATTACTGATTGGACCAGCAGCCCATGTCGCGCCTGTCAGAGTGGGGTTTCTCACAAGAACGATTTCATAAGTACCCGAATAGGTCGCCGCGAAGTTCACGATAGACGGAATAATCACAGCGCCGAAATAGCTCGAATTGATGCGGATCGACACAATCGGCGTGAATGTGAGGCCCGTATTGTTCGCGATTGAGACCCCGTTGCCCGTCGCTCGCGCGATGTAGGGAGCCGATACTTGTTCGTACCCACCCTCCGAAATCACCGTGGCGCAGATCATCTGCAACGTGGCTGCCGAAGCTGTCGCACCAGTGGTCGCGATCTCATAGCGAAGCGGCAACGTCGCCGTCTGCATATAGACCTTCGTGGAGAACGATTGGTTCGCGTTTTGGAACGTGTGGCAAACAACATATTGGCCGTTGATGATGAAGCCGCAACGCACATTGCCGACACCGAGCCATTCGATGTCAAACCATAGGATTTGCGTTTTCGTCAGATCAAGCGTCAGACCCGATGGACCGGTGCCATTGAGCTTATCGCCGTTCCAGTTCGCTTGCGTCACATATCGAGAATCATCGACCGAGCCGCTCGTGTAAGAACGGATCACAAACGTGACGCCGTTCGGACCCTGTTCGAGATAGACACCGTTCTGAGCGCTGAAATATCCAACCCGCTGCCGCAAATTGGTCTGCGCAGCAGCCATCGTAAATGTCTGCAACGTCAGCAGGCTCTTCCCCGGTTGATACGGAAACACGCGATAGGTTTGTGAGACAGCTGTCGAGCCGGAAGACGTAGTGACGTTGAGGCTAACCGAAGACTGATTGGTGTTATAGCTCGTCGTGCCACCAGTCGCAGTCACATAGCTATAGTGCTGATCTGCAAAAAACCGGCTTTGACTGTCGAAGAGCGTGACGGGATTAGATACGCGCAAACGCCCGAACGCATCGGTGTTCGTGCCATCAAAGGTTACATAGGTCGGATTAACTTGCGAACCATACGGAGGATATACGGTGATCGTCACTGACCCGGACCTCCGCCGACCTTAATCGTCACTGTCGATGCAGAAGCGTATGCCGCCACGAAGCCACCGGCATCAAGCACTTGCTGGCCCGTCCACTGCACCGTGGTGTTGCCATTGATCGGCGCAGCGTAGAACACTGCATTGCTCGCACCGGCTGTATCGCCAGCGGCGCACAACGAAATGTAGAACGTCGCAGGAGACGATGCCGTGTTGCAGATCTCGATATCGACAATCGCCATTTGCGATCCAGTCGGCACCGTGTAGAGCGTTGAATACCCGCCCGTTCCGGCTGCGCCCGACGCAAGCGGTTTGCCCTTCATATAGGTGTAGATACCAGCCAACGATCGATTGATGCCGTTGATGGCGACAACGCCGTTCTTCTGAGTAGTTAGAATATCGTCTAAACTAGCCATTAGAAGCGTCCATCCACTTGAAACCGGTAGCGCATGTTACCGATGCGCCAAAACGTGTTGAAGTCGTTACTCTCCATGCGGATCGACACAAGGCGGCCACGGAAGCGCGGCGTCACGAATGTGGTCTGCTGTGTGAGCAAGAAAGGACCATACACCGTTGGCGTCTCGCCGGGATAATCCACAACGTAGAAGCTAAGGCTCAACGTGACGTTCTGCACACCATTGTAATAGCCCCACTTCATGTCGGGCCATACTTGGTCGATGAACATTTTCACGTCTGCTTCAGACAGCTGCATGTAGCCAGTTTGAAACCAGCTTGTCATTGGCCGCACATCGTCGTTCTGACCAACTTCGTGCTGATAGATATATTGATCGACACCAGCGCCAATCGGCGGTCCCAGCACAGACTGATTGATCCATGCCGTGCGGCCCAACGTGCCGAAATCCCAGCAATTCAAGCCAGCATTGTACTTCACATAATGCGATACCTCTCCACCGTTGCCGATGGTCGGATAGTACCATGTGACTTCGTTGAACCGGCTGTTCGGAGCGCAGCGGATCTTATCGAGATTGTTTGTGTCGAGGTCTTGGAAGATCACGTCCCACACGGGGCAGAAGATCGGCTCAACGCCCGTGCCGGTGAGGCGGAAGAACTGCGACTGCGACATCCAATAAACTTGATTGTTCAGCAGACCGGCAGCTTTTTTCGCGATCAATCCGCAACCAGCCGAGATCTCGTTGAAGCCATATACGAGTTCGCCGCCGACATATTGCATCGCCCACAGCGCAAGATCCGTCCACAGCAAGCCCTGCTGCGGCCCTTGAATTGCGCCCACGATGCGCGAGCCTTTCGGGATGCGGTACGATCCGGCTTGATTGGTCACGAGGCCAATCCATGAATCGTAATTATCGACATCGCACCAGCGGATGAGAAGCGGGTCTTGAATGCCGGTAAACGTCGATCCGTATGCAATGATTTGCCGTTGAGGCATCGCCACGAACAAGCCACGGTTCACCGGCGGCGCATTCGGGATAACGATTGCTACGGGATCGTTTTGGCTCGGCGTCCATGTATAGATCGCGTCATCGGCTGGATTGGCGATGAACGTCTCGCCCCAGTTGTCGAGCGTCCAGTCTGTCGTTGTGACCGGCGTACCAGTGTTCGGGATCGGCGGGATACCCGTGCCATATCCGCCAGCACCATAAGGACCGATGCCGTAGCCGGTGCCTTGCGGCAGCGGGCCGAGGCCGTTGTAATAGAGAAAGCGAACTTCGCCGCCATTGATGAACGTCGAAACGCTCGGTGCCGTGATCGTGCCGCCGGAAACAAATGCGCCGGTCTCAGCACTCGCAAAGCTGACCGTGTTCGTGCCGGTAACGGTGACCGTATGCGTGCCGTTATATCCAGCCGGTGTGACACCAGCTACGACGATGTTCGTGCCAATAGCGATCTCATATGCACTTGAGAACGTCAGCGTGGCCGTCACGCCGGTGCCCGATGCGCCTGTCACCGTGATGACTGTCGCGTTCGCTTGATTGGCCGCCAAGATGGTGTACTGCGACGAGGACAACACCGTCTGCACGGTATAGTTCCCATAGATCGACAGACCGCCAATCGATGTGGCGACCAAGAACGTCGCGGTATCGCCGACTTGCTTGCCATGATCCGGGAGCGTGATCGTGATGACAGCGGATCCAGCCGTGGCGGCCAATTCCGAAACGATGCCACCATTCGCAACCGTGGTCGTAGCAAGCGCCGGATCGCCGAGCGCATTCGTCGCATAGATGTTGTAGGTGTTCGGGCCGAGCGGATAGATCTTATAGACGCCCTTGAGGATCAAACCGCCGACCGAGACATCAGTCTGAATATAGACCGAATCATATTGATCGGTGTTCGAGCCTGTATCCGTCACCGTAACAAGATTGCTGCCAGCGGTTGTCGAGAAGCTGACCGGCTCATTGCGCAGGATCTTCTGCGGCGTGATCGTGTTCTCGTTGCCGTTTGTGATGACGCTCAAGCTGCTTTCAGCGCCGACACCGAGATGCTGATCGAGATTAATCCCTTCCCACGCATGCAAAGCACGGACAGGCGAGCCAATCGCATCACCGAAGTATTTCTGCCAACCGCCCAGCTTTTGCACGAGGCCCATGCCCTGCTTGTCCGGCACAAAGCGCACGAGCTGGCATTCCGAAATAGCCATTTCGTTAAGGGCTGGCGTCCGGTTCTGATCGACGCCCGGAACGAACTTGATGGCATTATGGGGCATGCTTTACCCCCGCGTCGGCGTGGAGACGGGCGACATAGACTGCGAAGACCACGCTGCAGCCTCGAATTTCTTCCGGCTTTCCTCTGTCAAAGCGCCCTTCAGAAGCGTCTGATATTGGCTTTCGTAAGTGATCGCCATTTGCGGGTCATCATTGGCGCGACCGAAGTTGCGCTGATAACCGGACACATAGATCATGGATGCCATAATCATCAGATCCGGCAGATAAAGGCTGATGAACGTGGTCGGGTTAGACACCGACAAGCTGTTCGGGCGGAACGTACCGATGATCTCGCACATATAGCTCTGATCGGGATACGGACCGACGAGGAACGTATAATCGTCAAAGGGGCAGAAATACTTCGGCAGGCCCCTCTGCTGGCTGTTGTTATAGACTTGGTCGAGGAATTCCTTCGTGCATGGCAGCAAAGGATTCCGCACACCCGTATCGGGGCTGGCCGTACCCATCGGCGTGATCACGTTAATCTGTTCCGGCACCACAAACGTGCCAGCAGGCACCGGGATCGTCCGGGTGCCGACAGTGAGGCCGTAGGATGTCGTGGCAATCGACGTGAATAGGAAGTCGAGATCACGATACATGCGGTTTTCCGCATAGGTGATCATCTGAGGCAGGATTGTGACGAAGGCTGGGTCTGCCTCATCCACGACTGCCAGCGTGGCAATCTGTGTCACATACTGAGAATAGGTCAGACCCGTTGTCATGTTACCCGACCATCGTTTGAGCCGTCTTGCTCACATCCGCAACGCGGCGACCCCAGCCTTTGCCGAACCTACCCCATGTCGGCAAATTCTGAAGGAAGGCCAGCCTATTATCGCAGATACACTTGATCAGAGCAACGGGATCAGCCGCTTTCACAGCCGCCAACGTCTTCATACCGATGATGCCGTCCGTCTCGACCCGCGCACAAGCTTGCAGCTGTCGTGCGGCCCGCGTCACGCCGCTGTTCACCGCATAGTCGAACACTGCATAGTCCACTCCATCGGGGAGGTCATCGCCGCGCACTTTGTCCCAGTAGAGCTGTTTATAGACCGGAGCCACATCGGCCACAGTGAGCGCCTTGAGCGATCCGGCAGCCACGGGATGGCCAACCCAACTTTCCCATGTGCGCTTTGTCACGCCCATATTCGTCTCGCCGCCGGGGTCTTGCGGGTCATCCACCCAACCGCCCTCATGCTTGAGGACGAGGGCGAGGCTTTGATCAAAATTGTCTTTCATTTCTTGTTCGCCATCTGCTCAATGATCTGCTCCTTGGCACGGGAGCCGGACGATGAGCCGTAGTAGTAGCCTATGATGGCGGTGAATGACGAAGACAAAGCACCCAACAGGATAAGTAAGGCATCTTGGCCCCGTGCGGGGAGACCATAGAGCATGAGACCGATAAGTGTTCCGAAAAACCCGACACACACAACCCCGGCCAATATGGTCGGCGTCTTGTCCTTGAGGCTCATTTCCCGCTGACGGGCGCTGTTGCGGTCCGTGGCATCAATCTGTGCGAGGTCGATGTCCAACTTCTTCATCGTCACTTTGAAGTTGGCGTCGATCTCACGGAGCTTTGCAAGCTGTTCCGGTGTGGCATTGCCTAAAGCGGCTGCAATCTCGTCGGGCGACCCATCTTGGCTGCCAAGAAGAGCTTCCGAAAGGGTCTTCGTCGCCAACCCCGCCAAAGGGCCGCCAAGGGCTGTCGCAATGGTAGGAGCAACTTGCTTGATCAGACCGCCGACCGTTGAAAGAAGGTTATTCATTTGTCCACTTTCCGGTCTTTAAGGTCATCAATCTTCACGAATATCTCGCGCAAGATGCCTTTAATCTCATTGATCCCTTCGCGGAATTCATCTTTGCGAAGGTAATGACTAGGAAGATCAACTTCGATCTGCTTCACATCGCGGCGCAATTCCGCCACCGCACCCCATAGCTCACGGGCGAACCAACCCATACCGGCGACAACGGCACCAAGGCCGATATTGTAAATGGATTGGGGGTCCATGAGCCTCACCACATCACCAATGCTATGCGTCTGCCGGGGCGATCACGAGCTTGCCTTCGGAGACAAGATTCATGATGTTTTGATAATCTGTGTTTGCGGGATCGAGCGGGACAAACCATGTAGCGCCGTTTATATCAACGCTAATTTCGTTGATTTCTCCCGTAAAAATATCACGGACATATTTTGCGTTGCTATACATTTTCACAGCTCCGCTGAAAATAAAACATGAGGGTTAGGAGCAGCGCCACTGCTACCATTACGGAATAATTTTCCACGCCCATCGCCATCTGAATTAGCGCCGATAGAATACATTTCGTCTGAAAGAACGTTGACTGTCAGCGTCGTGTTTGTCCAAACACCGGAATATGAATAATATTGAACGGATGAGTTTTCCAATGAGGCGCTTGGAGTTGACCTCATTTTAACCGACAACCTCTGAACAGGGAAGGCAACGGCTGTCCCGCCATAATAGCTAATACCATACCCCACGCTAGTTACGGGAAATACACTGAACTTTTGGAAATAGCGTTGGCACATCAGCATTTCTAAACCGTGATCGCGCCACTCATAAGGCGTTGCCTGTGTACCAACCTCAAGCTGCACGTTACCCAATAACCATGTGCCGCTTGTTTGAGCGCCAACAGTAAATTGAATGACAAGGCCAGTTGTTGCTGCGGAAGGAACAGCAAAAGAAACACTATAGCGCGTCACAGTGCTAGATATTGTGACAGAGCCCGATGTGATAGCTGTTACAGTCGGGCTCGTTAATGTGCCAAAGCTGTCAGTCGAGTTGGCGTATGAAGCTGACCATGTAAGTGAGGTCAGAAGGCTGTTCGATGTGTCGAAAGACAGAGTGACGGTCTGACTGGCTAAATCGGCACAATTCACCGCTTCAATGCGCTGCGACACAGTGATATTTGTCACGCTTGCCGCGCCAGTAACTTGCATCCGATATTGATTTGCAGTTGCCCCCGCCACGCGCTGAATTGTCGTTGCAGCCCCATTAGAGCCAACATACCAACGATCAAGCGTATAAATGACAGTGCCACCCGTGCTTACGGATGAACCATTATTTCTTTGATCGACCGCCATATCGCCATTGATAATGCGATTCCGTGCGTAACCGGAATTAGCAATAGATGCGAGCGTGACAGCGTTTGTCATTACTTCGGTTCCTTAACCGCGTCGAGTTGAGCCTGTGTCGGCTCTGCAAGCGTGGCGTGTTTCCATTCACGAATGTAGTCACCGCGACCATCGCTGTCGTTCTGAAGCATGATTGTGCCGCCAAAGGGGGAGAAATCAGCTTCAGTGAGCGTGGGATAGATTGCGCGGATTTTGTCGTAGAGTGTCATGTTAGGCTCCTCTGATCATGCAGCCCGTAAATTGCGATGTTACGCGCCCGACCGCATATGACGCTGTTGTTCCACCGGATGCTTGATACCCATACAACTCAACATAATCTGTTGTTCCGTTGAGATACAAAAGAACAGCCACGACCGATGCCAAATAATTCGTAGTCATAAGACTCTGTACTCCATAAGAATATATGGAGCCATTTTTATACAGGATCAACGTGCCGACATTTGCTGCAGCGGGTCCCGGAAGGAAAACACCGTTTATCTGATAATAACCGGCGACATTTGGCGTGAACCGATAGTTTGTTGAATTGTCAAAGCAGCTTGCCGTGTCAAAATCTTCAGTTTGGAATTGAATTTTTGTAAAAGAGCCACTAGCAAAATTCTGCGAAGCGTTTGCATAAGCACTAAACGCCGGACCATTCACCGCTTGATTGCCGCCAACTTGCAGCGTGCCGCCAGTGATGTTGAGGTTGCCCGTCATCGTATCGCCGCTCTTGGCGACCGCATTGGCGACGATGAATGAGGTGTAGAGAATGGCAACGAGCGTATCACCCGCCGTGGCGGCATTCGTCAGCACAAAGGTCGTGCCGTTGGTGGCCGTGACATCCACCCCTACCACGAGCTGCACGCCATTGCGCAGCACTTGAATCTGACCGGCAGTGTAGCCGCCCGCGACCGTGAACGTGGTCTGACCCGCCGTGGCCGTGAAGACTTGCGTGGTCATAGCAGCTTGATTGGGGGTCGAGGCTAACCCGACATCGCCCAACTGAATGCCCCAAAAGGTCGTACCCGCCGGAGGTGCAGCCGTGAAGGAGATCACAGAACCGGCCACCGTATAGGCTGTGTTCGGCTCTTGAATGATGCCGCCAAGGGAGATGATGAGGTTCGTGGTCAGCCCCGGAAAGACTGCCGCCCCACCCGATGTGAGGTTGAACGAAGTCGTGCTTCCGTTAAAGGACGCCGCGATGGTGTCCAGTTTGCGGAAGACCCCGTTGACGGGCGGGTTGCCGATATAGCTCATTCCGTTTCCCCATCAGCGGGTTGGATCACGATTTTACCTTCGCGAGCCAGTTCCATCAAGTTGGCGTAGTCGGTGTTGGCAGGGTCGATAGGCACATAAGAAGTGACGCCATTAATATCGACGCGAAGGCTGACATGAGCGCCGTTCATATCTATCCATTGCGCGTTGCTGTACATAGTTAAAGCTCCGCGCTTGCTGTTATGGAATCTACAATGAGCGTATATCCAAGAAATTGAGTGTATGACCCGCCAGTATAATATAGCCATCCACCATTTTGCGAGCCGTTTTGACTTGAAACAACATTAAGGTTTGTCGCAATTCCACCAGTGGCGAGAAGAGCGCCTGCTCCAGTTCCTGCGACAAACCCAAATGTAGGCGCTGCACGCATCGTAACTGGAAATGTACCGGAAACCCCACCCGTTGTAGTGGAGTTTGCATTCCCAACCCACCCATAACCACCTTTCCAATAATACCGCTGACACATGGCCAGTTCTTGCGGGTACATCCGCCTTTCAAATGGCGTTGCGACAGCGCCATCTTCTAGCTGTACTCCGGTGATGTAGAATGTGGCACCGGCTGTGCCGATTACGGATGTCGCCCCAGTGGCGGAAAGATAGTTTGCTCCCGCCCATGCGCCCGCTGTACCGCTATATGTCGAGCCGACACCCATACCAAAAGCAACAGTAAGGCCGGTGCCATTAGTTGTAAGCCATGTGCCGGATGTGTCGCCGGGGATGGTGATAAACTTTTGCTCCCACGCATTTGCCCCCGTGATGGTATAGGAAAATGGATAAGAACGATCATTCGCGCTATTACGAACCGCACCGCCAAACGTGCCTGTAAGGCTTGAGCGAACCCAAAAAGAGAGAGTAACTGTCGAAGCTGTCGCGCTGCCCCAATTCAAATCCGATACGTTCAAACCTTCAATATTTTGGGCAACGACTGCAAATTGCGTGGCAGCCAATGACGCATCCGCCGTTCCGGTCGTGAACACAAGCGAATTCTTATACCCGGCAGCAGGAACGATCGTGCTTTGTTGCCCCGTCATCGTCCCGTCTGTGGAGTTAACCCCAAACCAACGATCAACCGGATAAGCAGTCGATCCGGTAAGGCTAACACTCGCCCCCGCATTGCGTTGGTCGATCATCA